GGATCTTTTGCCCCCAAAAACGGCTCAATAAGCCACTATCAGGAGAGTACCGACTAGATATGACTCAAAACCCTCAAAACGGCTTAGAACAGGCTCCTACGGCTTACCTAGGGGCGACAGAACCCCGTATTAGGTCAAAACCGGTCGATTTACCGTCCCGCGGGCAGGAAATGATCGACTTTGTAGAGAAAATCAAGGATCCAGTTACCGGTGAGTACTTCAAACTGCTTCCTTGGCAGCGTTTGCTCGCTATTGAGATGCACAGAGTCAAGCCTGATGGGCGCTGGTACCATAACGAGATAGGCGTAATTATCGCTCGCCAGAACGGCAAATCTACCTTTATGCAGCTGAGAATCTTGGCTGGGATGTTCTTATGGGGTGAGCGTTTGCAGATCCATACTGCCCACAAACTCACAACCTCATCTGAAATCTTTTGGAAAATCGATGAGATCATCCAAGCCAATGAACAACTTGTGACTCGGTTTGTTAAGAAGTACGAAACCAAGGGTTCTCAGGAGATCAAACTAAACGACGGCACCCGTTACCTAGTTCGAGCCAATAACTCAGCTGCTCGCGGTATCGCAGCGCCGGACACGATCCACCTGGATGAAGTTCGCGAGTACAAGGACGACGAAGTTTGGGCATCTTTGCGCTTTACGCAGATGGCAAGCAAGAATCCAATGGCGATTATGTATTCCAATGCCGGAGATCAACACTCGGTAATTCTGAACCGTATGCGCGAGCGCGGTTTAGCAGCTGCAGCCGGTGCAGATGATCCGATTGGTTGGTTTGAGTGGAGCGCTGAACCTGGTTGCGCTTTGGATGACCCTAAAGCCTGGCAACAGGCAAACCCAAGCCTTGGATACACAATCCATGCCGACAATCTCAAATCTGCGATGTCAGATGATGAGTCTATTATTCGCACAGAACTTTTGTGCCAATGGGTAAGTCAGATCAACCCAGCCATCAATCCGTCAAGTTGGACAGAGTGCGCGTCTGAGGGTACGCTCGCTTTGGATCGGGAGCAACCGACTTGGATGGCTATTGATCTATCACCAGATCGAAAGGCAGCCGCGTTAGTGGCAGCGCAGAGGCTTGATGGGGACAAGTTCTGCGTTGTGTTGCTGGAGACTTATACGAATCCAGTAAACATCGACGATAAAGACCTGGCTAACAGCATCGCAGTATGGGCGCGTAAGTACTCAGTCGAAACTGTTGCCTATTCTCGTCAGACCGCCGGCGCGGTTGCCTCTCGGTTAATTCCAGCGGGTATTCCGACCACTCCAATCGATGGGGCGTTGTATGGGCAAGCGTGCGATGAGATGTTGTCGGCAATTACCTCCCAACGCCTAGTTCATGGCAACCAGGTCGAGTTAAACAAACAAGTCTTATCTGCGGTCAAGTTGCCATTCAAAGACGGCGGTTGGTACCTGGGCAGAAAAGCCTCAGCAGCTACAATCTGCGCAACCGTTGGCATGGCGATGGTCAGTCACTTTGCGACACGACCAGACACAGAAGTGGATATCGTGTTGGGTTGATTATGCTATAATTTTATGCTAATGGCACTCAGAGATTTTTTCGCAAAGGCTCCTGAACCCGTTGGACTAACGGTCGATGCAGCTGCGACTCCTGCACCTTTCAATAACTCGATTCAGAGTTTATTCTATCCTTTGGGAACTGCAAACCGTCAGCAAGCGATGGCAGTACCAACAATTGCAAGAGCGCGCAATATCATTTGCTCAACTGTTGCATCGTTGCCATTAGAGCAACGAATTAAATCTTCCGGGGTACGAGTTGAACCCAACCGCGTAATTAACCAACCAGATTCACGCGTTCCCGGATCATCTATTTATTCTTACATCGCTGAGGATTTACTATTCTACGGCGTGGCGTATGGACAAGTAATGTCAATGTATGCAGATGGACGCATCCAAGAATGGACACGCGTTTCACCTGATCGCGTTACATATACAACAAACTCAAACAACACAGAGATCATCGGTTACTCAGTAGATGGAACTGCCGTTCCTTCAATGGGCATCCGTTCGCTTGTTGTGTTTAATGGTTTGGATGAAGGATTCTTATCTCGCGCAGGTCGCACAATCCGCGCAGCTGTTGCATTAGAAAACGCATCAGAGGCTTTTGCAAAAGAGCCAGTACCAATGATGGTGTTAAAGTCAAACGGAACAAATCTTACTAGCGAGCGTATTGGCAAATTGCTTGAAGCCTGGCGCGTTGCCCGTAGCACACGATCAACCGCATTTTTAAATGCGGACGTTGAACTACAGGCAATGGGAATTGATCCTAACAAACTGCAACTAAACGAAGCGCGTCAGTACGTGGCTTTGGAGTTGTGTCGTGCAGCTGGATTACCTGCTTACTTTGCATCGGCTGAAACAACGTCAATGACGTACTCAAATGCAATCTCAGAGCGTCGTTCACTTGTTGATTTCTCACTTCGTCCGATCCTAACTGCAATTGAGCAACGTTTATCTATGCCTGACTTTGTAGGTCAAGGCAACGAAGTACGTTATGCACTAGATGATTTCCTACGTGGCAATCCTTTGGAGCGTGCGCAGGTTTACGAGATCCTAAACAGAATTGGCGCGATGAGCGTTGATGAAATCAGACAACAGGAGGACTTGTTATCATGAAAATAACAATGCCAGTAACAATCACGGCAAGCGATGCAGAATCACGCATCATCGCCGGACGTATCGTGCAATGGGATTCAGTAGGTAACACCTCAGCGGGTCAAACCGTTTTCTTGCCTAACTCAATCACTTTCAGCAAGAACACCAAACTAGTTTTAGAGCATGAAATGACAAAGCCAATCGGCAAGTTAATCGAGTGGTCACAAGATGAAACAGGCATTACTGCATCATTTAAGATCGCAAAGACAACCGCTGGTAATGACGCATTAGAGGAAGCAGCAACAGGATTGCGCTCCGATTTTAGCGTTGGCGTAAAAGTAGATGCATGGGATAACAAAGACGGCGTTATGGCTATCAGCGCATCGAAGTTAATTGAAGTTTCACTCGTTACTGAAGGAGCAATCCCAGGAGCCGAAGTGGAAAAGGTCGCAGCTACTGAAACACCTGGTACTGCTGCAACCGAATCAACCCCGGAACCTCAAATTGAGGAACCTAAGACCGAAGGAGATGACCTAGTGTCAGAAACCGTTTCAGAGGCAGTATCAACCGAGACGGTTGAAGCTGCAAAGTCAGAAGTAACAGCTGCGGCATCACGCCCAGTCTTTTACACAAATCCACGTGTAAACCTAGATGTAACAGCAGGACAGTTTGCAATGGCACAGATTCAGGCATCACGCGGTGACGCAGATGCTCGCGATCTAGTTGCTGCTCTACAGGTTGCAACAGTTGCTGAGAACACAGGTATGGTTCCACCTAACTACCTAAAGGATGTTATCGGCGTAATCGACGCATCACGTCCATTCATCGATTCAATCGAGCGCGCAGCACTTCCAGCATCAGGTATGAAGGTATTCACACCTAAGTTGGGAACAAAGGCATCAGTTGCAGTAACAGCAGAAGGTGCAGAGTTTGCATCAACAGACACAACCGTAACCTTCCAGGAGGACACAGTTGTTAAGTTCGCAGGCGCTGGAATCATCGATGTTGAACTCCTAGATCGTTCAGACCCAGGATTCCTAGATTTGTATCTACGTGAGTTGGCTGAATCTTACGCACAAAAGACAGATGCTTACGCAGCTCAGATCGCAGCACAGAACGCAACACAGTCATCAGCAGCAACAATCTACGGCGCAATCGCTAAGGGTATTGCTGATTCATTTGGCGTAATGCGCTCAACACCAAACCGTCTACTTGTTGCAAACACAGGTGGCGAGGATGGTATCGATTTCGCTGGCTTGCTAGGTGCAGTTGATGGCTCAGGTCGTCCACTATACGCAGCTGCAGCTCCATCAAACGCTAATGGTTTGATCACACAAGGCTCAACAGCAGGATCAGTCGCAGGACTTGGACTTGTTGTGGATGCTAACTACACAGGTGACGATGCAAACGCAAAGCACGCTTTGGTTTATCCATCAAACGCGATGCGTTTCCACGAGAGCAACAAGATCGAACTACGCGCTAACGTCGTAGCAAACGGTCAGGTTGAAATCGGACTATACGCATATGTTTGCGTAGTAAACCGTTACCCAGCAGCGTTCCGTAAGTTGAACGTAGCCTAATCACTTAATCATGCCCCGGGGGTTGCTCCCGATCTCCGGGGCAGTTGTTTAGAGAGGACGAAATGCCAAGTATTATCACAGCTGCACAGTTGAGAAGTGTGCTTGGTGTTTCGTCTGCTCTTTACTCTGACGCTTACCTCGATGA